CTGGACGGTCTGGAGGGTGAGATGCACGACGTGCTGTCGCGCGGTCGAGAGACCCGTGGCGTGATGATTCCGACGAGCGTTCTGCTGGGCGAGTACCGCGCCGGGCAGACTGTCAGTCCGGCGTCGGCCGGTGGCCACACCGTGCAAACCAATGTCGCCCCGCTGGCCGACCGGTTCCGCCCTGCGCTCCGTGTCGAGAGCATGGGCGCGACCGTCATGCGCGGCTTGACCGGCTTTATGGACCTGCCGAATCTGGCCGCATCGGGCACGACGTCCTGGGTAGCCGAAAACGGCAACTCGACCCGTTCGGAAGCGACTTTCGCCAAGGTGAGCATGGCTCCGAAGACGGTCACGGGCGAGTATCGTCTGAGCCGCCGCCTGATCCTGCAATCTAATGAAGCGGTCGAGGATCTGATGCGCCGCGACCTTGGCCTGATCCTGGCGCAGGCACTGGACGCTGCCGCCATCAAGGGCGGAGGAACAAATGAGCCGACCGGCATCCTGGCCAATAGCGGCGTTGCCGAGGTCACGGCTCAAACTCTGCTGACAGACACCGCCGCCGACCTGATCGCCGCCCTCGAAATGGACGACGTGACCGGCACGACCGCCTTCCTGACGAACCCGACCGTTATCAAGGCCGCCCGCAAGCTGAAGGACGGCCAAGGTCGAGGGATCAGCCTCGCCGAGACCTTCCACAATCAGCGTCTGGAGGTCACGACGCAGGTTCCGAACGCGGGTGGCTCCCCGGTCAAACAGCACCTGATCTATGGCCAGTGGTCGGAGCTGGTGGTGGGCTACTGGAGCGCCGTCGATGTTCTGGTGAACCCGTATCACGCGGACGTCGCCAGCAATGGCGGCGCCCTGATCCATGCCTTCCTCGACGCTGACGTGGCCGTCCGGCACACCGAAGCCTTCCGATACGCGAAGGTCTGATGATGACCGCGCCCGAACGCCGCTCCGCCCCGATTGAGCTTCGCGCGAAGGGCCGCCGCCTGGAGGGTTACGCAGCCCTCTATGGCGTCCGGGCGCGCATCTCAAACGAGTTCGACGAGGAAATCCGGCAGGGGGCCTTCACCGGCTCCCTGCGTTCCGGCCGCGACGTTCTGGCCCTTGTCGATCATGACCCCGCCCGGCTGCTGGCCCGCACCCGTTCCGGCACCCTGCGCCTGTCGCAGGACTCGACCGGCCTCGCCTTTGATCTGGACGTTCCCGACACGAGCGAAGGCCGCGACGTGCTGGCCCTTGCCGAGCGGGGCGACCTGGGCGGCATGAGTTTCGGTTTCAGCGTCTCTCCCGGCGGCGAGACCCGCGAGGGTGGCGTGCGAGTTCTGGAGGCCCTGCGCCTGCACGAGATCAGCGTGGTCAAGGCGTGGCCCGCCTATGACGGCACCGTCATCACGCCCCGGTCACGCGAGGCAATCCAGCGTTTCCGTCTCGCGCACCTGCGCCGTTATCTGGAGGCCCTCGCATGATCTGGCCCTTCAAGACAGAAACCCGAACCGCCGCCTCGACCACGTCCGGCGACCCCTATCTGGCAGAGTTTTTCAGCCTGCGCGGCCAAGGCGCCAGTGCGGTCAATCCTGAGACCCTGCTGTCCAACTCTGCCGTGGCCGTCCGGTGCGTCAACCTGCGGTCCGAAGGGCTCGCCAGCACAAGCCTGCACGTTTTCCGGCGTACCGCTGACGGCGGCCGGGAACGCGCCGACGACCTTCCCCTGTATGGCGTGCTGCACGATCTGGCGAACCCCCAGATGACGGCCTTCGAGGCGCGCGAGTTCCTGATCCGCTCGCTGGATTTGACCGGTAATGCCTATGCCCGTCTGGAGCGGGACGGTCGCGGCCAGGTAGTCGCGGTTTATCCGATCCCCGCCGCTGACGTTGTTGTCGAGAGGCTGGAGAGCGGACGCCTGCGCTACCGGGTTTCGCAGCGGACGGGCGGGACGATCATCCTGTTGCAAGAGGAATTCCTGCACATTCGGGGGCCGTCGCGTGACGGCATCATGGGGATTTCCGCAATCCAGTATGGCCGCCTCGCGATGGCCTTGCGGGTGGCGCAGTCGGAGACGGCGAAGGCCCTCGTGGACAACGGCCTGCGCCCGTCCGGCGTCATGTCGTTTGACGAGCGGATCGACGCCGCCGCCCGGGTGAAAATCCGCGAGTCGGTGGCCGAGAGGCTGCAAGGCTCAACCAACGCTGGCCAGCTCCTGATTATGGACGGTGGGGCCAAATATGCGCCCCTCGCATGGTCTGCCGAGGATGCGGAGTTCCTGGCCAGTCAAAAGCTGTCCAACGAGGACGTGGCCCGGTTGTTCGGCGTCCCGCCGACCAGCGTGGGGATCACCGACAAGGCGACGTATAGCAACACCGAACAGGAAGCCCGTGCCCTGGTTCAAAACTGCCTTGGCCCGCTCGCCGGCCGTGTCGAGGCGGCCATGCTGCGCTGCCTGCTGACGCCGGATGCGCGCCGGACCCTCTACATCGAACACGACCTGGCCGCCCTGCTGCGCGGCGACGTTCAGGCCCGGTTCGAGGCTTACCGCATCGGCCGGGAGATCGGCGCGCTGTCCCCGAACGATATTCGACGCCGCGAGAACGAGACCCCGATCCCCGGCGGCGACCTCTACCATCAACCCGCCAACTGGGTTCCGCTGGGCTCCGCACCGGGGATTGCAGCATGACCGTGCCGATCATCACCCTGGAGGAAACCAAGGCCTTCATCCGAGTGGACGACGACACCGACGACGCCCTGATTGAGGGCCTGATCCTGACCGCGACCGAGACCGCCCTGGCCCATGCCGACGGCCTGCTGGAGGACGACGAAATCCCCGAGAGCGTGCGGACGTCGGCCCTGCTGCACGTCGCCCGCCTGTATGACGACCGGCACAAGGAGGCCCCGCCGCAGGCCGCCGCGACCCTCGCCAGCCGCTACCGGGACTGGAGCGTCTAATGGCCGCTCGCGTCGTCAAGAAGCATGAGATCAAGCGGATGCTGGATGAGGCCGCGGCACGCGGCACGCCTATCGTTTGCATCGACCTCTTGCCGGGCGGCGTGCATCGGTTTCACCTAACGACCCCGAACGCCGCCAACGACGACGGCGCGGATCAGGAGTCGAAAGCATGGGACGCGGCCTTAGAATGATCGGCTTCCCGAATGTCAGCCCCATGCGCGACCGCCACGGCAAGGTCCGCTTCCGGTTCCGCCGGAAGGGAAGCCGGACGATCTACCTTGTCGGCCTGCCGGGCTCGCCTGAGTTCGCGCGGTCATATGCCGACGCCCTGGAAGGCGTCACCTCGCGTCTGGAGGTGGGCGCCGGTCGCACCGTCCCCGGCACGATCAATGCCTTGGCCGTCACCATCTATCAGTCGGCCGAGTGGAGTCAGCTCGCCTCGACGACGCAGGGAACCTATCGCGGGATCATCGAGCGCATCCGCCGCGACTATGGCGAGCTGGGCGTGCGCGGCTTCAAGGCCGATCATGTCCGCAAGATGAGGGACAAGCGCAAGGCAACCCCGACGGCGGCGAACAACCTGCTGAAGGTGCTGCGCTGGATGATGACGTTCGCTGTCGAGCGGAATCTGCGCCCCGATAATCCGTGCATCGGCATCAAGCCGCTGCGGGTCGAGAGCGACGGGTTCCACACTTGGACGGAAGCCGAGATCAAGACGTTTGAAAAGAGGTGGCCGGTCGGGACGCGCGAGCGCCTCGCCATGGATTTGTTGCTCTACACGGCGCAGCGATCCGGCGACGTTCGCCAGATGGGCCGTCAGCACGTCAGAGACGGCCGTGTGTCGGTGGTTCAGGAAAAGACGGGCGCTCGCCTCGAAATCAGGGTGCACCCGGCCTTGGCGGCCTCTCTGGCGACCGTCCCGGCTGGCCAGATGATGTTCGTCGCCACACAGTTCGGCAAACCCTACACGGCCAAGGGCTTCGGCAACTGGTTCTCCGACGCCTGCCGGTCCGCTGGCCTGCTGCAATGCTCCGCTCACGGCCTGAGAAAATCGGCCGCGACCCGCCTTGCCGACGCCGGATGCTCCGAGGCGCAAATAATGGCCGTGACCGGCCATGCGACCACAAAAGAGGTTCAGCGATACACCCGCGCCCGCGATCAGCGCGGCCTTGCCGACGATGCGATGGCGAAGGTCGGCGGGACGCAGCGTGAACAAGTTTTGGCTAACCGAACGGACGGGTTAGCCAAATCGTCCCGTAAGACACGGAAAACATAGGAGAAGATAATGGTGGTGGCGGACAGAGAGGGATTCGAACCCTCGTTAGAGTTGCCCCTAAACACGCTTTCCAAGCGTGCGCCTTCAGCCACTCGGCCACCTGTCCGGAGGGCGGGCTTATGGCG